TAGTAACCATCCCATTAGTAACCATCCCATTAGTAACCAACTAGTTAATGGTGCTCCCCCTGCTGGCACAGGAGCCCCAGGAAGTGACATGGGCTAAAATTTCAATTTGATATTTACCGCTCCTTCCTACATAAATAATTTTTTGCCAAATACCAGAATCGACACCTGCGGTGATTACTCTCTGGTTGGAGAGATTGATTAAAATCACGAAGTGAGAAATCCTCCGTCCAAATTGTCACACAAAGTGTAGCACACTATTTACAAATGCCTCCGGCACTAAGACTTATCCCTTCGAGATTGTCTTGACTCTGCTCTGCAGACGGAGTATACTTTGAACTGCTTACAGGGAGAACTGCACCAATGGCATCTTATCCAAAACCGACCGCCTCCACCCAATCCAACGCTGGAGGGCAAACTGGTTCAGGAAGCTCACCTTCGCAAGGAGCCAGCGGAACTGGCGGTGGGGCTGGTCGCCCTGCTGGGTCTCTAAACTCGAAGAGTGTCATTCGGTATGAACAGATCGCACGCTACCGCGTTGCAGGCCGGATGTCGGATGCCAAGATTGCGGAGATGGTTGGATTGACGCCGCAAGCACTTACGTTGGCGATTAAGACTCCTACTTACAAAGAGATTGAGGAGGGGCTACTTGAGGGAAGACTTACCCAGATTGACGAACAACTCGCAGGTGAAGACGACCAGATTCGAGACCTTGCACGAGCGGCAGTTCCTGCTGCCCTTCGTGCCCTTGTGGAGGGGGTCACTCAGCGGAGAGATCTCCGATCAGCACTTGTTGCGGCTAAGACAATCCTCCAATTCGACCCTAACAAGACCTTGACTGAGCAGGGGAAGGCCCCTGTTGAACGTGGTGGCGACAGTGGTCCTCAGCTTCCTGAGAACGTGATTGCCTACCTCTCAATGCAGGGAAATAAAGTGGTGGCGGAGATTCGGACTTCTTCCCAACCTTCGGTTGCAGTCTCAGATGAAGGACGTAATCTTGCCACCACCCTTACTTCGGAACCTAAACCGCAGGCTGCGGAGTACCCAGCGATTCCGATGATACTTCAGCAAGAAGGAGAAGCATAATCGCTCCGCGATGAGATACTTCGAGCCAATCCCGATCACCGAGGACATGGACCCAGTAACCATGCTGAGGATGCACCGACTAAACTGCTTGGGCTCTCTGTATTATTTCCTAAAGATCTCCTTGAAACGGGACAAACTCACCCGCACATTTCACGAGCCGTTCTGTCGGTCTCTCGAATGCGATACCCTACATAAGCTGATCGAGATGCCCAGGGACCATTTCAAAGCCCTGGACATTGATACCTTGATTCCAACCCCCCTTGGATTTAGAAAGATGGGGGAACTTAAAGTTGGGGATTATGTATTTGGTATTGATGGAAATCCAGTTAAGATAACTAGGGTAACTCCCCATTTTCAGAGTGAGAATTCATACGAGGTTCGATTCTCAACTGGAGATGCAATTGTGGCAGATGAGGGGCATGAATGGACAACCCAGGTAACCAGGGTACGAAAGAATAATCGTAAGGCAAGACTTGATCCTAGTTTGTCAAATAAAATCTCTACTACCTCAGAGATTAAGGCTGATTTAGTTTACACAATCAGGGATGGGTATAAGGAGTACAATCATCGAGTCTGGGTCGCCTCTTCCATAAAAATGGAAGGTACTCCACTTGTTATTCATCCATATGCTCTTGGCGTGTGGCTCGGAGATGGAGATAGTGCAGGAGCTAGATTTACCGCTGAGACTTCTGATATCCCGGATATGTGCTCTTCTTTTGGTGAGATTACCCGAAAGAATGAGACATCAATGAGGTATGCCTTTTGTAATGATTTTACTAAAAGATTGAGGCAGATTGATGTACTAAACAATAAGCACATTCCAATCGACTACTTATTTGCTACCGCCACTAGCAGACTGCAACTACTTCGTGGTCTGATGGATACTGATGGTAGTGTGAGCAAAGAGGGGCAATGCTCATTTACTGGAATGAGTCGTTTGCTTGTTGAGCAGACAAGGATATTAGTCGCAAGCTTAGGTTATAAGCCGTCTAAGATTGGATCATATGATTCATCTTTAGATGGGAAGTCATGTGGCAAGTTTTTTGTATTTACTTTTTATGCGAGTAAAGAGAAAGCACCATTCCTACTTGCAAGAAAGGTAAAGCGTTGCCGAAGTATCCGACCTCAATTTAGGCAGATTGTAGATGTTGTAAGAACATCACCAAGAATCGTGTGCTGTATTACAATAGATCGAGTTGATGGATTATTCTTAGTGGGAGAGGGATTTATCCCAACTCACAACTCTACAATCGCTGGTGAGGGGATGCCGATGTGGCGAGTGCTCCCTCTGGCAAATCAGGACATCGACCTTTTCTTGAAGCTCGGCTTCGACGATGAGTTCATCCGGCACATGATTCTGATGCACGATTGTACCAAGCGGAATCTGCTGGTCTCGTCGAACATTACGAACTCCTCGAAACTCGGATCGAAAATCCGTCGTCACTACGAGTCGAACTCGATCTACCGAACTCTGTTCCCCGAAACCTTGCCGAGTTCTTCAGAACGGTGGACGGACTTCTCCCTACAAGTGCGCCAGCCTCTCGACGCCGCTCCGCATGGAGAAGGAACTTTTGATTTCATCGGAGTTGGGGGCGCCTCTCAGTCCCGCCACTACAATGGCCTGATTATCGAAGATGATCTTGTCGGACCGAAAGAGGCTGAGTCTCCCTCGGTGATTGAAAAGACAATCGACTACCATGTCCTCGTAGCAGCCCTGTTTGAGCACGGCGACCCGAATCATATCGGCGATCGACTGGTAATTGGGAATCGGTGGGGCTACCGTGACCTTAACAGCTACATCAGGGAGCATGAGCAGATTTGCAAGGATGATCCGAAGGGGTTCCAGATTGAAAGCCACTCCGCCCTAGGCGGGTGCTGCGATAAGCACCCCTCAGATACTCCGATCTTCCCGGAGCACTTCTCGATTGAGAAGCTGATGAAGCTTAAGCATGACCTGGGTAGTTATCGCTTTTCCTGCCAGTACATAAATAATCCCGCTGCTCCTGAGGATGCCGAATTCGCTGAAGCCGATATCAACTGGTACGACTTCTACAAAGTGGGAGACAACGACGACGGTAGCTTGATGATCCGCCACGAGGTGAAGAATGGAATCATACGACCTGATCTTCACTACCGAAAACTCGATGTTGTTATCGCTTGTGACCCAACTCACACCTCTACAGGCAGATGCCGTCATGCAATTGTTGTTCTTGGAATGTCACCCGAAAACAACTATTATCTGCTGGAAAGCTGGGCCGAAGCCTCTTCCCATGAGACTTTTTTCAACAAGATTTATGATATAGCGAAGCGATGGCGGTGTCACTCTGTCGGATTCGAGACGTGTGCAGGCCAGTCCTTGGCGCTCCCCCACTTCAAGTATCTGAACACCGTGAAGGATTGGCCTCTGCGGATCACCGAACTCAAAGGCGAAGTAGAGGGGCCAGACGGCGAGATCACCACGAAGAAGGAATGGAGAATCCGCAATACCCTGGCTCCGATTATCGAGTTCGGTCGGTTCTTCATGCGCCGCAAGCAGCTTGATGTCCTGAACGAGTTGACCACTTTCCCTCGTGGTAAGTACTGCGATCAGATCGACGCGATGGCGTATATCCCGCAGATTCTCAGGAACCCCACCTCGAAGGTGGCGGATGCAAAGTTCCTTCGGATGAATCAGTTACAACAGAAACAAATCGCGCTTCCTTATTCTACGATGATTCATCAAGGCGGTCCGGGTTCTCACCGATCTGATCAGCTTCGCTCGATGTTTAGTGGGAGGAGGATTCACTGATGAATATCATTGACGCGATTAGGATTTGGAAGTGTTGGGAGAAGTTGAAGAAGATTACCAAAAAAGGAGATGCAATGTTGAACTGGAAGACTACTACTCTCGGTATCCTCACAATCGTTGCGGGACTGGCCAATGCAGGAATCAACTATCTCAACGGCAAGGACGTAAATATCCCCATACTGCTGGCTGCGATCACGGCAGGCTGGGGATTGATCCACTCTACCGACTCGACTACCTCCGCAGCGAACACAGCTGCTATTGCGAAGAACACGAAAAATATCGCTAAAGTCAGCGGAATTGTCCTGCTCGCACTGATGATTGGCTTTGCGGCAGTTCCGTCCGCACAGGCGCAGGTGGCTCCTGTCTCTTCCCCTTCGGTGGGAATCTCCAACCTCTACGGTCTAGGTGTGAGCTACAACAACGGAGGTTCCCCAAGTATCGCTGCTACCGCTTTGTACGCTCATGCGGCAGACACGGTGGGGACGTATGCCTTCGGAGTCGTGGATGTGATCCCAACCAGCTACAAGCCATTCACCGTTACTACGAGCGTTGGGGCTGGAGTAGCTCAGAAGGTAGCGACGATTGGGAGTGTGCCGATTTTCATTCCCGCCGCAACAGGAATCACATTCACCGGAACGAATACTAGCTGGACTTGGAACACCGGGGCGATCGCGGTCGTGCAGATAAAACCCAGCATCTACGCTCTGCCAATGGTTAGAATCGCCAAGATTACGGTCGGCAATAATACTGCGTATCAACCGATTGTCGGTGTTCTCTTTGGTTGGGGAAAGTAAGGAGTTGGAATGATCCAGCCAATCAAACTCGGAATGTCAGGGGAAGGGCAAGAACGGCTCTGCCGATTCTTAGGCAAGAAGGTTCGTTCCCTGAAATATGCTTTGGCAGAACTTCATGAGACCCGACTCCCAATGTGGCGTCGTGCTTATGAGGCAGTTCCTGCTGAGACAATCCGAGAGTTTCCTTGGCATGGGGCTTCAAATCTTGTAGTCCCGATTATCGCGATTCATGCGGACACCCTCTTAGCGCGGGTAATGGCGGCGATTTTTAAGACATCGCCGTTGTGGGCTTCCAGATTGATTGGTAAGCACCCGAAAGAGGCGATGAATTGGAAACTCTCTTATGAAGAGTTTATGAATTATGTTGGGATGGAACCGAGCGAGCTTGATCTCTATCGGGTGTATCATGAGTGGGTGGGGGAGATTATAAAGCTGGGCACTTCGATTGTTAAGTGTCCTCATGTTATTACTAAGGAAGATATCCCCTATGCTGCGAGTGATGGTTCTCTTGGAGGATTCTATCCTAATATCGTTTACGAGGGCCCGCGACCGGAGAAGCTCCCGTTTAATGATTTCTTCATGGACCCAACTTTTAAGACGATCGAGATGGCTGATTTTAAGGCCCACCGAATTCGATACACCAGCAGACAGGCACTTGAAGAGTTGGGTTGGAGGGGTATTTATGATAAGGATGTTATTAAGGCAATTATAGGACACCCTGACGCCACGACTCCGGATTCAGTAACAATGACTCAGTTGAGCGATGCTGGTGCTTCTCCATCGAATGATGGGCTTTATGAAGAATATCATGTTTACGAATGTCATTTTAAGTATCGTATCCAGCGCGGCCGCTTTGCGAAGTGCATTGTCTGGTACAATCTGCTTAACAACAAAATCTTACGGGCCTATTACAACTACTACCCTGAAGAGATCTTCATTGCCGGACGGCTATTCTACCGTGATGACTACTTCTATGGGTATGGGTTCTGTGAAACCCTAGCAACTTTCCAAGAGGAGCTTTCGCAGATTCATAACGGTCGTGGTGATAACATGACTGTTTCGAATACGGTTGTGTGGAGAGTCGGAAACGATAGTCTCTTGAATAAGGGGTATCGGCTGTTTCCGAGTGCGATGATCCCGGCAGGGAAGGATGAGCTGGAGCCTCTACAGGCTGGGCAGCCTTCTGCCATGACCATTGATGCAGAGCGGCTCACCCTTGAACTTGCAGACAAACGATCTGGTGTTAGTGCGCCGATGCAGGGAATGGGTTCTGGTACAATGAATAAACGAGGAGTTTATTCCTCTATGGGAACCCTTTCTTTGCTACAGGAAGGGAATACCAGGACTGATCTTAATGTCACGGATATTCGCTATGCCCATACGAAGTTAGGTCGGCTGCTCTCCAAGCTCTATGCTGAGTTTGGAACTGGTTCGAGGGCAAGGCTGTTTGGTGGAGACGCACAGAACATTGATAAGGCATTTGAGGCAATTAAAAACAACACGCTCTGTCTCCCGATTTCGGCTACATCTGCTTCGGTGAATAAAGAAGTTGAAAAGCAGAGTGATCTCATGCTGACTGGGGTTCAGCAGAAGCATCATCAGACGATTACCCAAATGCTCCAGGCCGCATCAAATCAGTTTACTCCACCGGAGTTGAAGAAGTATCTCTACGGCGCGATTGAGAACTCGAACACTTTGATGAAGATGGTATTCAAGAGCTTTAATTATGATGAGGTTGAAAGATTTGTAACCGATGTTGAGGCTCCTGCTCCGCAACCCCAGCAACAGGCAGGTGGTTCTGCACAGCAGGGTGCCCCACAGGGGGGAGGCTCACTGCAAGCGGGCGCTCCACCGCAGGGTGGTCTCCCTCCAGCTATACAGCAACTTCTTAGTGGCGGAGCACCGCAGGGGCAGCAAGGTGGAGGTGGGCAGTGAGCCAACCCACAGGTTTTAATCTCGACATCTTGATCGGTGGCCAGCCTGCAATTGCAGCGCAGTGGGCGAAGAATCAGATTACCAAGCAGTTCTTTCAGTACCTTCAGGCAGAGAGAGCCACGGTGATTGATAAAATGATCGCCGCTACTGATGTAAATGAGATGATGAGACTTAGTGGTGAAGTCCGAAGGTTGAGTAAAATTCTTGAACTTCCCTCTGTCCTAGAGCAGACGGCGAAGAACAAAGCAGAAAAATAAAAGACGGAGGGTAAAGTTATGGCATGGTGGGGAAGTAAAGATGCAAAGGATGATGGTCCGCCGGAGTTGAGAGACCTGACTCCTGAGCAAATCGCAGCGGCGGTTCGTGAGAGTCAGCAGCTAAGGACTGATCTGGCTGCTCAGAAGACCGAGAATGAAACGATCAAGACTCGACTGGCCTCGTTGGAGGCAAATCCGAATAACAGGCCGGCTCCGGTTGTCGAGGATAAAAATCGGATTGTCTCTTTTCTTGAAGATGAAGACCTAGCCTTCCAACAGAGGAGCGCACCGATTGTAGCTGCCGTTTACACGATGGGAGCTACTGCAGCGAAGAACCAGTTTGAAAACTCGCTGACTGGGATTGACAAGGCGATGTTTGCGAAGTATGGTCCTGAAGTTGAGACTCGCATGAGTGCGGTGGATGCCCCAACCAAAGCTAATCCTGGCGCCTGGAAACAGGCTTGGAATATGGTAAAGGGTGAGCATACTGAGGAGATTACGAAGGCAGCGCAGGATCGCTCAGACTTCTTTGCAGAGACTTCTTCTGGTTCTCCCATCGGTGGCCCCGGACGTACCATCTTACCGGATGATCGGCTGACTGAGGATGAGTTGAAAACTGCGAAGAAGTACGGGATTCCTGAAGCTGACTTCCTAGCCCAGAGAAAGACGATGCAGGTGTACCATGACTGATACAGCTAAAGGTCCAGCATTCACATCGGCTTCAATGCCGAAGCCGGCTACCGGGAGTCAGAAGACCCCGATTGATAGCCTTCCACAGTCGGTGAAGTCGATGGCTCAGGCTATCGTTGAGGCTTCACTTGATACGATTGTAGCTGCCCCACTCAATGCCCCAGACTTTGTGAACTTGGTTCCGGTGAATCCTGGGATCTCGTTCAGGTGGGTAATGCACACCCTCTACAAGCAGGATGGAACTCAGAACTCCATTCGTTACGAAGAGGCAAAGGCCCAGGGGTTCGAGCCTGCCAGGATAGAAGATATTAAAAATCCCCCGATGGCTTATGCCGGCGATGGGGGTGTAAAGTTCGTGAACGGCGATTTGATTCTGATGAAGATCAGTCGTCGGACTTACGAAGGCGCCTTGCTGTGGAAGGATCAGCAGGCGGCAAAACAGATGTTAGCGGCGTCGGGAAGGAATGCAGCTGGAGAGGTCCAGAAGCAGGTTGGAAGATCGGCAGGAGGAAAGATTCAAACTTATGTCCCCACCCAGACAGAGCTTGAAGCCTTTGTAAGTGCTGATTCAAATGAAGGGGCATCGCCCCTAGGAGGTATGTGATGGCCAGTGTTACTGGTGTATCAGCTGTCATGTATGGCTCTCGTAGTGGTTCTGGAACCCAGCCTACCGTTCGTCGATTGGCTGAAGCAGCCTCCAAGACCTTCCTACAGGGCGTACCTGTTCAGTTGGTTGCAGGCTATCTGCAAGAGTGGGATGGATTGACAGTTGCTTTTGGTACTGTTGGAATCTCGATGGAGGCGGCTAGGAACAGATCGGCTGCTGGTGTTCCACAGATTATCAACACCCCTCCCGCAGTTGCAAATGAGCCGAATGCGGTGGTGATTCAGGTTCCACCGTTCGACGATGGAAAGCTGAATGTTTATCAATCAGAGAATGATACTTACTTCTTCGGCCAGGTTGGAGTAGCCACGGCTACGCAGGCTATGATTGGTACTCAGTATGGACTTACCAAGGATACCGACAATCACTGGTATGTTGATACTTCCAAGACTACCGTTGGTACAAACACTGTAGTAACCATCGTTGGTCTTGATGATTGGGACCCGCGAGGCGTTTACTTTCAGTTCACGACTGGCGCTCAGCAACAAGCATAAGGAGGAGCAATGCAGGTACGTGGTCAATTTTCACAGCTACAAGCTCCCGGATTGCATGGTCTCTTTGTGCAATGGGAGAAGTTGCATCAGAAGGATGAGGAATGGCCTCACATCTTTAACAAGGAATCATCTGATCGGGCATTTGAGGATGAGGCCGAGTTTGTAGGTGTAGGACCGCTGGTGCAGAAACCAGAAGGCGAGCCGACGACTTATCGTGACGCAGCGCAGGGCGGGACGAAGCGGTTCCAGATGTTCACCTACGCACTTGGCGTCCGAAGTTCTTATGAACTTTACAAGGACGATATGTATGGGTTGGTGAAAAAGATTCCATCCGCGCTGGCGCGTTCTGCTCAGTTTGCCCGTGAGGTTAATACCTGGGGAGTTATCAACCTAGGGTTCACGTCAAGCACGAATATTCTGAACAGCTATGTGACGGTGGACGGGAACAATCTGTTCAACACGGCACATAATCTTCTTGGGGGCAGCGCAGCTACTGCCATCGCACCTGGGGCATCTTCTTATTACACAAGCCCAGGTACATGGCCAAATCGCCCTGCCACCGACGTTGATCTCTCCTTCACCGCTCTCCAGCTTGCCATGAACAACTTCCGCCGGATGCCCGATGGAGTTGGTATGCCGATCAAGGTCCGCCCTCGGACTCTGCTGATCCCGCCGGAACTTATCTGGATTGCCCGGGAAATTCTCGGCTCCCCACATAAGCCCTACACGGCGGACAACGAGATCAACAGCTTGCTGAATGAGAACCTGGATTACTTCTCCTATTCTTATTCTCCTAGCCTGTCGGCTTGGTATCTGCTGTCAGATAAGAGTGAGCACTCTCTCAAGCATATCACTCGTGAGCCGCTTGATGAGATGTTCTCTGATGACTTCGACACCATGTCCATCAAGCAGGTGACGATGGAACGGTACGGAGTCGGCGCCTTCCATTGGATTGGTACGTGGGGATCTAACGGTCCGTAGCCTCTTCAGGTAAGGGGGAGGGGCAACCCTCCCTCCTCTGAGGAATTGTTTCCATCGTAAACGATTCAACGAAGTGGAGGCACAAAGTGGTTCATGAAGGAACAGTAACTGAGTATCCTCTGAACACCCCAGCTCACAGATTTAAGTATTACTGTGATGGGTGTCAGTGGCAGTCTCATCAAGAGACGAGGGAATCGGCTGTGGCGATTGGAGCGCAGCATCGGGAGCAGTTTGGTTATGTTCATCCGATTGAGCCCTCGGGGCTGGCCGAAGAGTCTAAGCCGCTCGTAACAGAAAAGCCTGTTTACGACTTTACAAGGACAAGCACTTCGACGCCGGCTGTAGTAGAAGAGGTTTAACATGGCAAGGGGTTATCTACGTCACAGCGCGATTATGGGTGACCCCTGGCACCGTTGTCAGAGATGCGACTGTGAGTGTAGAATCTCGCAGTTGAATTGGCAGAACGGGCTTCTTCTCTGTGAGAAGTGCTGGGATAACCCAGAGGCTTGGGCCCGAGATACTCAGATCCAAGACGCCCTTACTGATAGCCCAGAAGAGGCGCAGGTAGCAGAAAAACTCCGAGGGAGTACGAATGAACCGGAACCACCTATTCCATAATCGTGTCATAAGCCCCACTAATTGCGGTGGGGTCTGGGTTTTGGCAATCAGGCTCACCCGTCGGACCTGATTCTGGGTACCTAGTCTTACCATCGCCAAGTAGGTAGGTGCCCGATCAGGGCTAGTGACACGATTTTAACCCTCCTCTGGAGGAGATTGGGCGCTGAGGCGCAGGAGAATTGAGATGTCAGTTTCATTTTTTAGAGGGGTTAGGTCGGTATTCATGGATCAGGTCTTAGCCCCGATCACAGGGGCAACTGGGGCGATTACTAGCTCTGATAACTCACTTCCATCCTCGGCTCCGGGAGGACTTCAGGTTATTGCTAATACCGCAACAGGGGCATATACCCTGATTCCTCCGATTGCAGGTTCCCCAGTTCCTCCGACTGCTCAGGCAACCCAGTTTCCCACCGGCCTCGGCGGGCAGACAATGCAGGGTGGAGATGATGGGAAGGTTCTTACGATTCTTCTTACTACCGCACAGGTTGCCGTGATTACTGTGGGAACCGCAGGGCATGGCTACATCAATGGGTCGAAGAATGTGATCACTTTTACCGCTACAATTGGAAACTACGTCATCCTTGAGGCATATAATGGAATTTGGTATGTCCTCGGAAATGTAGGTGGGACTCTTTCAGGAACCTAAACTTCCTGGCTTGTAAGGGGATAAAATGCTCAACATCGAAATCAAAACGATTCCCCACGATCAGCAGCGGTACCCAACTGTTGGTGATTACTGGATTGACTCTAGGGATGGGAAGCTACAGATTAGGGTAAGTGAGATGGGAGACTGGAGGTACGAGGCCCTCGTAGCTTTCCACGAACTTGCTGAGTATCTTCAGATCACCCATCAAGAAATCTTGATTGATGAGATTGATCGGTATGATATTCAGTATGAGGAGTCCCGCCGTCCAGGGGATTTTAGCGAGCCGGGAGATAACCCACAGGCTCCTTATTTTAAGGCACACACCGTTGCAACTGATCTTGAAGCCACGCTTGCGATGAGGCTGGGAGTTGATTGGGGTGATTATGACAAAGCAGTTTGTTCTCTTTAGCCGCTGCTTCGCAGCAGCAATTTTATGCTTGATGTTTGCTATGCAGCTTCGCATCATCAGATTTATCAACACGAAGTAAGAAGTAAGGAGAGAAAATGGCAAACGATCCATCAACAAATCCTTGGACTCTTGACACTGTTACCACAACCCCAGTCCTTGGCTTGAACAATGTTCAGGTTGAGCATTTTGAGTTTGTGGGGTATACCACAGTCACAGATACCTGCACTGTCTCGAATGGGGTGGGAAAGGTGATCTGGCAAGCTCATGGGGCCTCTGATAATGAAGAGGTTAGAAGCGGAAAGGTTAATTGGACATTGAATGGTCTCTATCTCTCCCAACTCACTGCTGGATCGACTGGAAAGGTTAAGGTTTACATCAAGTAATGTGGACATTCTCCCAACTAACAGGTGATATGTGGCACGGTGATCCTGAGCCCGCAGCCACCGGCTATAGTGGTGCAGAGCCGAATGGGAAGAATAAGCCTAACATGCAGGAAATCCCTGATGTTGGGCCACTCCCTTGCGGGTACTATACGATCACTGGTCCTCCGTTTGATGATCCAAAGCACGGTCCATTTGTCTTGAGGTTGGTACCTGATCCCACTAATCAAATGTTCGGACGAAGTGGCTTCCTGATCCACGGTGATTCAATTGAACATCCAGGGGCTGCTTCTGAGGGATGTATCATTCTTCCTCGGAATGTTCGACAGAGAATTTGGTACTCTGGAGATCGAGATCTTCTTGTAGTTGATATGTACCACGCAAACTTGGAAGTGTGATATGGAATTTATCTTTTATTCCGAGTATGGAGAAACTCTCGATCTGGCGAGCTACCTCTCCCATGTTAAGCAGCATAACGTGGTGATGTTCATCCAAGACAAGGCGAGTCGGTCGATTGGGAAGGGGATTGTCGCCCAAACTGAGGATTGGTTTGATTTCCTTGGAAAGAATTTCGTTTGGATATTCGACTCTTGCTCCTTCGGACGCTTGCAGGATTGGCTCCGCTCTCGGGGTGAGCTTGTGTTTGGTGGCTGCGCCGAAGGGGATAGGCTGGAGAATGATCGGCAGCTGAATCAGTCCTGGTTCAAAGAGCTTGGGTTCAAGCAACCGTTCTCAAAGAACTTCACCTCCATCGACTCAATTCAGCGTTTCGTTCAGAATCACGCAGAGCGGCAGTGGATTCTCAAACAGAACGGCGACGCCCCGAAATCAATCAATCATCTTGGTAAGTTCGTCGGCTCAGTCGATATGCTTTTCCACCTCGACGAACTTAAGCGTAGTTGGAACCCACAGGAGTATGGAGCCTTTGATTGTGATGTCATGGAAGTTGTTGAAGGACTTGAAGTCGCTGCCTCTGCTTTTTTTAATGGTAGTGATTTCCTTCGCAATCAGGATGGAAGAATAGTCGGATTCCTAAACTTCGAGGAGAAGAAGGAGGCTGATGGTGGAACCGGCGAAACCTGCGGTGAGATGGGGACCACTTTTATTGGCGTTGACGACAGCAATCCTCTTTTCAATTCTATTATCGGGCGACCTGGAATTGTTGAGAAGCTCCGTGATATTAAGTTCCATGGTGTGTTTGACATCAATTGCATTGTGGATTTGGATGACCCAAATGGGATAGTGGCGCTGGAGCCGACGATGAGGTTTGGGATTCCTTCTACCTCTTACGAAATGATCGAGGGGATGGTGAGTGATCCTGGCGAAGTGATCGAACACTGTGCGCGGGGAACTGCTCCTGCCGAGGGACTCCAGATTCATGAGGGAGTTGGAATGGTGATGTGTGTTGTGGCGAAGCCGTTCCCCTGTGAGATGGATGTTGAGGAGAAGGCAACTTCTCTAGGAGAGCGCCTCTGGCTCCTGAATCCGAAGGATGGACAGCCTTCTACCGAAGAGGGTGGGCAATTCTCAGAGGAACAGAGGGAACACATCCATCTATACAATTTCGAGTTCACCGTTGACGAAGAGAGTGGCGAAGCCTGCTACAAGGTGGTTACGAAGAATGGCTACCTTCTCACTGTTACCAATCGTGGCGCTTCGATCAAATCAGTTCGTAAGTCCTTGATTAAATACATCAAGGAAAACATCTACTTGCCGGGGATGAAGTATCGTACCGACATAGGTGCTCGTATTGAAGAATACGAAGAAGGGTTGATCTAATGGCTTTCAGCGAGATTTACGATATTACATTCCCACCGGATACTCAGGCGATCAGCCAGGGTGCTTTGGATATAAGGAACTTCAAACAGGATATCGCACAGAGGATTGCGAATCTTTCTGGAATTACGGTAGCAGCGGCTGAAGCTCTTGGGTATGAGACAAACTTCTATGGGGCGCCTTTTATCGACTCTACCACTGGGAAGATTTACAACATCGGTGGAACCTTTAGCGAGATTACCCCGCTAATTCTGGCGAACATTTCCGAATCGAACACCACGTTGCAAGCTGCAATTGTAGCTGCGCTGGCTGCGATTCCTCCAACAAGTCCTGGGCCGCTGGTGCTTCCTGCCCTTGTTGGACTCCAAAGCCCGCAGATTACGAGTGGTCCTGGGGCAGACCTACCTACAACTCCTACTGTTACTCAGGCTATTGGAATCTTAACCCCAACTGTAATTGCATCGACTGGATATGTTCAGGCAGCCCAGGCAAATGTAGCTCCGCAATCAGTTACCTACGGAGCTAATACACTTGTGGTAAAAATCCCCAACACATTCAATTCTGCGGGAGCACCACTTACATTCCTTACCATTCAGGGTGGACTCTCAGGATCGGGGGGATCACCTGCAATTACCTTCACAGTCCCATACTTAGCAACTCCGGTGATTACTGCGGTTGGCTTGAATGGGTCCTGTAATATTTCATCTACCACACCACCAAGCACTAGTGGAATTACCTTCAACTCCACAGCTGTGGCAGTTTACTGGATCGCAGTCGGAATTTCTAGCTAATCTTTGGCTACTTCGTAATCAAGGAACTCGATGGATCAACAAGGTATGAAGAACGGCGAGCTTCCTGAGTACCCAATCCTCGGGCCTTTTGGGGGTATCCAGAGCGAGCTTCCAACTGAGATGATTGCTCAGTTGGGTGGCTTCTCCGACGCATTGAATATAATGTTTCGGCTTGGGAAGGCCAGGGTCCGGCCCGCTTTTATTTCCTATGGCGGGGGCACTGGGATTCCACCAGTTCCTAATCTGGTTATCTGGAGTAATCCACTACTAGCCGCGACTGCTTGGGACGCCGCTCCCGCAGGAGCTACTTGGGCAAACGCTGATTCCTATTGGGCAGGGCTGACAGAGCCTTGGATTGGTATCTTTGACTTCTTCACCGCTCAGGATGAGAGAGTTCAGGTGGCAAACACCCCAACTCAGATGTATTATTATGTTGGTGGGGAGTGGAATCGGTTGTTCGGGCCTCAGAATGGGATTTCCACTTCTGTGATGTCGTATGCGGTGGTAGGACAGAAGCTCTATTTCTCCCAAGGGATTGATCCAATCTGGATGTGGGACGGCGCAGCGGTGGGTCCGGTTCCTGCTTATGTAAATCAAGCAAACAATCTACTCAATGCTCCTGCGGCAAATTACCTCTTCGAGCTTGGGAATCATCTTGTAGCTTGTAATTTGATTACTCAAGGGTCCCATGCTTACCAGAGGATTCAGTGGAGTGGGGCTGGGGATGGGCAAGACTGGACTTCATTTGATTCTGGGCAGGACGATCTCTACAACGATCTTGGTCCGATCACCGGATGTATCAAGCTCTTTCAGTATGGATTCATCTTCCAGCAGGCTGGCATCAACCAACTAAGTCTAACTGGAAATGCAGCGGCTCCATTTGATATTCAGCCGCTCTCAGCCAGATCGAAGGGGCTTGTGATTCCACGATCGCTTGCGGCGAATGGGGAGAGTACCTGCTATTATGTTGGGCAGGATAATGTAAATTCGTTTGATGGGACTACCAGTGTTCCGATTGGGGACACGCCGTTCCAGGGGAGGGCCCGGCTAGGAGCACGAACCCTGATCTTCAGTGACATATCACTTGTTGATCCCTACTCTGTCTTTGCCTATGTGTCTACGTCGGTTAATGGTAATCCCTACAATGCTTACTGGTTGTTCATCCCTGGTATAGCGATTTGGGTTTACCATATTGATGATATGACCTGGACGAGGTGGAGTACGGCTGGAAAGCCGAACTGCGTTAATGAGTTTATTTTGGATAGTGATCTCAGGTGGATTGATATGAAGTTGGCATGGGATCAGTATTCCCCGACAACTTCGTGGGAATCACTTGATAATCCGAATCCATTTCCATCCGTGGCTGTGGGTAACATTGATGGAAGCCTTTTCTTGTTTGATTTCTCAGGATGGAGTGAGCAGCCATGGAGCTTGACAACTGGGGAGATGGATTATGGCGACCCAAGGCACGAGAATTCTACCAAGAAACTACGTTTGACCTACAAGGATAATGGGGAAGTTGGGATGCAGGTAGTGTTCACTAATGAGAGCGGGGGTACTTGTGTAAACTCCCCCACCTTCCCCTTGCTTACAACCTTGCCTGGAACAGGATCAGGTCAGACTCAGAAGATTGTGCTTCCGGTGAACCTGCCGTCGATCTACATCACAATGGAGTTGAGCGGCGAAGCAGGCGTTCCCTTCGAGATGAGTAGTTATGCTCCGATTTACTCACAGAGTGGGGAGGTTAAAAATGCGCTTTAATGCTAATTTGGCCCTTGGGAATCAGGGGAAGCAGGTTGATATTCACACCCGCAAGCGGTTCTCTGATCTGGAGACGGTTGTAAATAGCGGGATCGAGTTTGGGCAGCCCGCAGGGGCAACACCAAATGCTCCGGTTTCGCAGGCGTCGAATCCAGGTTCGTCTGGAAATATCAAGGGGACTTGGATCACTGTGACTACCCCTGCAACTCCGAACACCGACTTCGTTGTGACCCACAACCTCGGGTCGGTTCCGGTGGGGACGGATATAAAGCAGAAGGACTCCCCCTGCGATCTTTACACAGGCTCTGTACCAGCAACTAGCTCTCAAATTACAATGAAGGCTACGGCAGCAAGCGCGAAGTTAACCCTGTTTATTCACTGAGGTGATGGAATGAAAAAGATAGTATTGTTTACGTTGGGAACAATTGTAGCTTCGCTGCTCTTGGTACCTCAGGTAGTTGGTCAGGCTGGGCTGATTTCAAACATCGCGCTTGGGATTGGTTCGAACAACTATGTTAAGTCGTTGCCTGGGTCCACGATTCAAGTCTGTGTAAATACGGGGGTACTTCCGCTGACCTGTACAACTCCAGTGCTGACTTATAGTGATCCTGCTTTGAGTTACTCAGTGACTCCGGTAGCAGATGCAAATGGGAATTACTCATTCTATGTGAATGTGGGGAGCACGACGAATTTTGTTACGATGATTAGTGCTGCAGGGTATAATGCTTACTACCAAGCACAGTCAGCTGTGCCGATTACTATCGGAAGTAGGTTCAATCCAGCATCTCCCGGCCCTATCGGGGGCACCACGCCGAGTACGGGAAACTTTACGACTCTCACGGCTCAGAATATGATTCCCTCGGTAACTCCGGTGATCGACCTGCGTGCCTACGGCGGCGATCCCACGATGACTTCAGATAGCTCGACGGCGGTCTACAACGCGGCGGTAGCGTCATGCGCTGCGTACAGCAGCCTCAATGTCACGGTGCCGATCTATGTTTCGCCGGGAAAATATCTGATCAACAATGTGAACCTGACCGGGCTGAGCTGCGTTCCGATGTTCTATGGGCTGGACGACAACTCGACGTGGTTCTACTACAACGGCAACACGTCGGCGGGCTACAACGCGAACGGCGTGCCGGAGTCGCTGATTCAGTTTGGCTCGGCGGGCTTTGGCGGCTTTGAAGGCATCGGCTTCAACGGGGTCAATCAGACGACTGGCGCGATGGCGACCCATCTGCTCTGGCTGACGCAGGGCGTGGACAACGGCTTCCGCATTGCGCATTCGCGCTTCTCTCAGGCGGTGCAGGATGCAATC